ATTTCAGCTATTGTTTTACTGGTTATATCCATCTTGCCTGCTGTATCTGTACCACCACGATTAAAGGCATTGTAAATACCATGACCTGCAGACTCACCACTAATAATTAGCTTTCCTAGCCCACCAAAGTCAGGTACTGGTTTATCTCTATATTTATCTATAAATTTAGGTCGTGGTGCAGGTATGGTTAATGGTTCACCTTCTCTAATAAAATTACGATCTTTTATTTTATTAACTGTTACGAGGTCATCTAATTCAACACCAAATTTATTTGCAATAGTTTCTAAGGTATCTCCTGATTTAACAATATAACGTTCTGGATTCATTCCTCCTCCAGAACCATCTCCTCTTCTATCAAATGCACCTGGCTCCATATATCGATCAGCATCACTACCTGTACCACCTGTTGATCTATCACCATCAGGTTTAATTTTAGTTTCTGTCTTTGTTTTATTACTTAAAACATTAGGATCTGTATCTCTGAATGGGTTTTTATATCCACTAATAACATTGCCTTCACCATCTACTTTTATAGGTGGAAATTCTTTATCAGCTTCATCTCTTGTAAATTGATCACTTTCTTCTGCAAGTATCTGAATTAAATATTGCCTTTCTATATTTCTTCTTTCTATTGAACTAGGTCTTCTACCTTTTTCTTCTATGTAATTGTCATAATATTCTGTCATTACAGTTTGTAATTTCATTCTGACTTTTGTGGATTTTGCAAAATCAGTAGTTGAAGCACCACCTAAAAGTAAGTTTTGTATGCCTCCACCTGTTCTAAGGTTTCGATCAACTTGTGTCATCACGTTATTAATACTTTCATCAATATCTTCTGCTAAACCTTTTGATGTTGCTGCAAAGGTTTTTAATTTTTCAAACGCATCTATAGCTTCTCTGTCCATAGTTGCATGGTTATTTTCTAGTATTGCTATTTCTTGTTCTAAGATTTCATCATAGCCATCAAAAGCACCTTTTCTTATTTTGTTTTTAAGTGCTGGTATCTCTATATTTATCAGTTCTAAGTTATCTGATTTACCTAAAGACTGTGCATAATCCTGTACTTCTTTAGAACTAAATTCTGGGTTATTTAAAATGTCGTTATATCGCTGCTGCCTTCGCAAGTTATACTCCTCTATTTCTCTATCTGTCATTGTCATTATGCCCTTTTCAGGTCGCATATTATTAATTGATTGCCAAGCCTGTTTTACCTTTGCTTTTTTTAATTCAGTATCTATTTTTGGTTTAGTTTGTAATTTTGATAATAAGATTTTGTCGTAACTTTCATAAAAATCTGCTGCTTCATCTAAGTAACTTGGATGACTTGTGAGATCTTTATTTCCGTAAGGTATTGACCTTAATATTCGATCTGCAAAGTTAGATGCTACTGCTAAATTTAAAGGTTTGTTTGGATCAATTAATAGTCTTGCTTTATCAAAAGCACCTTCTACTATCATCTTGTATGTTTTATTAGCATCTTCACCTGTCACCCCTGCGTTATAAATATCATTTAAAAATTCAGTTATTACTTCACCGCCCTCTTCATCTTTACCTTTTGCAAAAAATTGTGATACTTCATCTATAAAGGTAGGTATTTCACTTTGTAGTTGTGTAAATTTAAATTCTTGATTTTGTTCTGTAGCGTAATCATCTATTTCAAAAAGTTGTTTTTGAATAGAAGGTATAAAAAATTCATCTATTGCATCAGGATCAACACCTTTATTTTGCAAAGACTGTATTGCACTGTTTAACTTATCATTTCTCCAGTTTTGAACTTCTGGTGAATCGCTTTCAAATTCTTTTAAAAATTTTGTTATAGGTTGACCATTAGCATCTACTTCACCTGTATCAACTTGAAAAGTGTCGTAGTCATTTTCTAGCTTATTACCTAATTTAGTAGCTTCTAGTTTTATTCCTACTTTCTCAAATTGTTTTCTATAAGCTCTACTACCACCAATTATTCTTCTAGCTGTATCATTTCCTTGTGTTTTTCTAATATCGTTAGATAATTTTGCTACTTCACCACCATCCAGTTCTAATTGAATCCTGTCGCTTGTTGCTTTTCTTCTAATCTTTTCACCCATTTCCTCTCTTTTTTGTTGAAAATACTTTTGCAAGGCAGGGTTTATGGTCTGTAATGTCTCAGCTAATTCCATCAAGTCTGATTTAGGTAAGACAGAGGGTTCTCTTACATAAGTATCTACAGGTTTTGCAAAAGATTGAAAGGCGGTGCTTTGAAAACTAGAGGTCATTAGAGGGCTGCGTAAGTGTTAAGTCCTTGGGCTGCTGTATTTAAAAGGATAGATCCCAAACTAGGAATCTGGTTATATGCCTGATTAATATTACTTTGCAAACTGTTACGTCTATTATCTCTGTCAGCTTCAAGACCTCTTATATTCCTTGTATATTGTCTAGTTGCAGATTCTAATGCTTGGTTAATAGCTTCTCTTGAATTAGCTGCTTGTCTTTCGGCATCTCTTTCTAATAAGTTTACTGTAAGACCTGCTCTTTCACTTGCTCTTATACGTCCTCTAACTTGTAATCCTTGTATCGTTTTAGCTAGGTTTTCCTGTGCTGATGATTTTCTAGTCTCTTTTAGTTGTGCTGCTGTGGCTTCCTGTTGTGCAATAAATGATTGTTCCAGTGACTGATTTGATCTTAAGGCTGCATTATAAGTATTATTAGCGTTTTGTATCGCTGCTGATCTCATAGCTAGACCACTAGCTAAACTAACAGCTACAGAAGCGGCAACTACACACATTTATGCGATCCTCAGAAATTCGTAGAATGGTTTACCTTCTTTTCCATATTCTGCGTGGTAATTAACAAAAGTAAACCCAAGAGACTTTAACCACTTGATAGCAGATTTATTCTCTGCATATACAACATTGTATAGCAGATTATAACTTTTCAATAGACTATCTACCCATTCCCTGCCTTTTCTTATCAACTGTATTCTGTTTACTTTTTTACTGAACAATTCTTCTGTTGCCACCATCCATATACAACCATCCTGTACTACACCACAAAGACCTACTGGTTGATCTTTATCTGCTGCTATCGTCAATACTTTATGTCCATATAGATATGTTAGTCGTAAAGCATCTTCTGGTTGTTTTCCTGTCTGATAATAAGCTTCTATCTTATCCATGACTCTCATGTTGTTACAGACATGATTAAGATCTTTTATATTGGAATCTCTTAAATAGATCATTAAACTCTTCTACTTCTCATATAGAACATAGCTTCATACTCAGCACTTGATAACTGTGTGGGTAGGAATGTGTCATTTTTTATATCAATATCCACTCTATCTGCTCTACTCATAATAGGAACTTTAAATGTTCCTGTTTCTAAATTTATCTGTCCTACAGCAGCAGAAGCAGCACCTAATAATTTACCTGTAAATTTATGAGTACTTGTGTCTCTATTCTGTGGGGTAACTTCAACTTTGAAGAATCCTGTATCTTCAAACTTGATGTAGAAATGACGCAGTTGTAAACGACCACTGACTATTTCACCCTGGTTCTGTCCTCCTGTTGATTCTGTTAATCTCTGTTGACTGAATCTATAGTGCATAAGATATGGTTCACCGATAATAAATTTACTATTTCTAAAATCACCACTGGCTGTAATGGTTGTGGTAGAACCATCTGCTGTATTGGTTGTCTGTAATAACTGGCCTGGCTTCAGACTCTTTGTCTGCCCTTGTGAATTAACAAAAGTACTTGTTTCACCATTACCTAAATACCTACCAACAACAGACATATTAGCTCTTAACCTATAGGGAACAGTGAATGTAGATACATCAGTGGTAGCGTTATAGGCAACAGAAACACCACTGGTGGCTTCTGTAACCTTATGATCTAAATGATATTCAAAGGTGGCATTTGTCTCCTTAAAGGCTGATTCAAAAGGTATCTTTTCTAATGTTGTACCGTTTGCTTCTTCTATCACTACAAATAAATCAGTACCGATAAAATCTATATTCTTGATAGATCTTGCAGAGTTAAATGTATAGGTAGACCATGAATTTAATATCTTCTGAAAGTTATCTCCATATAACCATCTGTTGATATACAACTTATTGGGTTCATCTGTTCCCACCAACACTAAGACATCTTCATTGGTGGAGACTGCCATCTTAAATATATTGCTTGGTATCAGTCTTGGTACATGAATAGTTATATTACTGGCTTCTTTTATGGATACATTTTCCTGTGTGATATATTCTCTTACACCTGCAAAGCTACCTTTCTGTGTCAGGTAATAGATAGAAGAACCAGAACCTACAGGGGTGGCAGAATCACTGCTTTCAAACTCTGTTGCCACTACCACGTTTGCTGTTGAAGGTGTTAACGCATCAGATGAAGATGTAAGAACAAACTGTGTCTGATCTGAGAATAAGATAACCTGTTCTCCCATAGATACAGCATGCCTGAGAATAGCAACCTTTGTATGTGAAGCTGCCACATCAATAGGATCACTGTCTATAACAGAGATAACTGTTTCTGGAAAGAAGTTAAAAAACTCTGAAACCCTTGATAACACAACATTGTCATCAGTTAAGAATCCTAATCTGTTTCTAAAGAAGAAGACGTTATTTATTTTATTTCCTATAAAGGAAGGATCAGGTGCTGAATCTAAATCACCTACAGTTCTTTCTCCCCATTTAGGTAAGGTATAAGTAACTCCAGATAATGTATAACTATCACCATCAACCCTTGCAAATCTAAAATTATTATCTGCCTGTCTTACTAATACATGTGGCATCTTGTCGTAATTAAATTTAAAAGGTATGCCAGCTTCTATAGTCTCTTCCCACTGTCCTTCTTCAAATGCTCCCCCATTATTAGTAACAAACTTGACGTAGTAATTATCAAAATTAGTTGATTGATCACCTTTAATCTCAACTACATATCCATTAGGTGAAATAGTAGGTAGGTCTGTAAATCTCTGTACACTATCCTTTACTATTGTTAGCTGTGTATTTCCTTGCGTATCTGTACCATCTATAGAAAAATTAGAACCGTCATTCTTTTTTATATGTAAAACAGGTCCATTCTGTGCAATCGTAAAACCAGATAAACCAGAATTTAATCCATTCTTTAATGCAGTGGCTACAGTTGTTGTACTAAGTGGATCATCACTTGATGTATCCTTTGTGGCTGTTGTTCCATCCACTGTGACTGTATATGTTGTTTTATCTGAAACTTGATTTACGAATACAACAGCCTGTGTAATGTTACCTGGGCTTGTAGCAGTATCCATTTCAGTTGTAATAGTTGTATTAACAACAAAAGTGAAATCAGCAATCGTTACAGTTTTAAATTGTGATCTTGGGTTACTTGCAGATAAGTAACTAACACCGTCAGGTTTATTAACTGTTCTTTCTGTTCCGTCTAGTTCATATACCTTGACATTACCGTTACTGAATATTGCTATATACCTTTCAGTGGCATCTCTATTAATAGTTTGTATATGAACATTACCAACAGTGGAAGAGCTTAGATTAGTTATGAACTGTGTACCGGAACGCTTTGCAAGACCCTGTACTGGATTGCTATTAGCGTTATCCTGTATATCTGCATGATCTGCCTGTTTTGTTGAATCAGCAGCCTGTGAGATTCCTCTAAGCAATGTAGGTATTGCTCTGGATACAACAGCCATAGTTATCTAATTAATGCGTTTGCTGGTGAGTAAGTATCAAAGACACTGGTTAATGAAGGATCTCCTCTAAGGACATTATGATCTCCATTTGCCAGATCTGTTTCCATCAGTATAGCTCTGGCTCTGATTTCATCCTGTTGTGTATATGTTCTTAATCCATCATCACTGACTAATCTATCAACAAATATACGAGCAGCTTTTATATTGATATATCTTTTTGCAGGTTCTGGTATCTCATTAAATGTTCTGAAGTAAACCACTGTACAGATAAGATCTTCATCAAATTCAAACTTATTATTTAACCTGTCATATAATTTAAGACCACGTTGTATTGCATCAATCGTAGGGTGCTGATGAATATTAGGATCAATTCGTAATATATCTGTTGATAAAGCTATTTGTTTAGAAGCATCTCTAGTAAGAGTGACATCTATTTCCGTATTAAAAGACCAACCTTCACTTTGTACTTCTTTATTAACTTCCGTAAGAGTTGATTGTGCTAATCGTACATCAACAGGAACTGTACCTGTAAG